CATTAACAATATCTTCAATAGCACTATCAACTTCTGGATGAAGTGCCATTTCACGATATCTTTTAATCAGATCAAACTCAGTTCTGTAAACACCTTCGATGTCAACATAGCTGCCAAAAAACCCACTGCTTAAGTAATGGTCAACCCCGTCCTCATTATTAGGAGGAACGGGGGAAACCGCAGTGGGTGATTTTGGTTCGTTATCCTCAATCGAGAAACCAAAGAGTTTTGCCATTATATGTTATGGTCGTAGCTTTCTACTATTTAGAAAGCTACGAAACCAAAGGATTACGAAACAACTTCGTTGGTTTGATCGCCAGCAGTTGTCTCAGATCCACTCTGTGCTTCAAGTGAACCACCAACAGTGTAGTAGTTAACTTGGAACTCAACAGTAAACTCTTCGATTGTATCACCAGTATCGTAAGAAAGATCGATCTGTGAAATGTTTGTTGGGAAGATATCCTTGAAGGTGTATGTTCTCAGAGGAGTTTGATCTGAACCAGTTGCATTATTTTGAGTTGCTTCCTTAAACTGACCTCTACCAAGTTGTGCTACGTGAGCATCAACCATATAAGATGCAGGGTTAGTTGCACCAGAGTTATTCGTCAGTTTGTTGATTGCATTCATCCAATACTCAAACTGAGTTCTTATGACGAAATCTTCGTCATTGATAACTGTTACAGTCCAAGTATCAAATGTGCGATCTCCAGCAACTTTCAGAATGCGACCTCTGAAAGGAACATCAATCACACCATTGTTTGATGCAGGAAGAGCAGCTGCTTTACACAGGAATCTAAAATCTTCTTGTGCTTCAGATGTCCAATCTGCACCAGCTTCGTTTGCTGCTACTGGAAATGAAGGAATATGAACTTCAAAGAGATTGGGGCGAGCGCCACCGCCCGCCAGTCTTGCTTTGAATTGAGAGATGGTTTTTAAGTTAGCCATTTTTTTGATTCTCCGTTAAGTTGATTTATTCAATGATCAAACTCGACCTGCAACTTCATCGAAGCTGACACCAGTTCTGGTGGCAACAAAGGTGAGAGTTACGAAGTTAATCGACTTAGCGGGCTTCAGATAAATGTCCGCTCTGAACTCATTGTTATCAATAATATCGGGGGTGTTGTTCGTTTCGTCGCAGACTACGAGGAAGTCATAAAGACCTCTCTTTGCTTGAATGTCACGGAGATAAGGTGCGACAATATTAACAAAGTTTGCTCTGGTAATATCATCATTCAGTTCAAAGAGTTGTGCTTTAGCAGCTCTTTGAAGTGCTTGCTCAACTGTGAGGAACAGGCGACGAACGTTGATTCTGTCAAATGCGGATGCATAACCAAGAGCAGTCTTATCACCAAAGAGAAGAATACCGATTCCAGGATCGTTGATGACTGCGTTGATTCTCTTAGGATAGAGACGATCTCTTTGTGCCTTGGTTGGGTTATATGCAAGTTTGATTGCACCGTTCAGAATACCTCTTTGCTGACCAGCAGGTGAGAACCAAGGATAAGCAAAGATCGATGTTCTAACCATCAGACCAGCGATATCGCCATTGGTTGGGATATAGCGGAACTGGTTGTTGAAACGATCATAGGTGTACTTATAACCAGTGTCAAAGACTGCGTAAGAAGACGATGACAGTGGGCTATAGAACGAGATTACGTTATCAGTCTGAGTATTGCTATTTGTGATGTTAACAACATCAGATCTATGTGGAGAAATGACTGCCATGCAATCCTTTCTCTGGTTAGCAATACCAATCAGGTAGTTTGCTTTTGCTTGTGATTCTGACTTCTTAGAAAGACCAGGACCCATCAGGAGATAATCAACTTCAACACCTTCAGTGTCATTGAAGAGTTCATATGCAGAGGTCAGATCTCCAAGAGTTGCGGTTGCACCGCCAGCAGAAGAGTAGTCAACACCACCAATCAGTCTGAAGTCTTTGTTACCAACAACCGAGAATGTAACATCTTGTGCTGGTTGACCCCAGAGACCGTCTGCGAGTGATACTCCAGAATAAGTTCCTGCAGTGGTAAATCCAGAATGAGTTGGATAGATTTGAGGAACATCGGAACCAACTGCTTCAATGAAAGCAGATGAC